AAGATATTCATTCTTTCACCACCAATTCCGTAGCGGATATGGCTGTGCCGGCCAGGACAGAGGGCGATCCTGCTGTAGTGCTGAGTGTGCCGTCATTCTGTATAAAGTATTGCTGACCTGCTGTCAGGCTGGTTTGATTACGATCTATGCAGCCGACTATGCCAATAGTCGAGTCTTCATTGTCAGCGTAAGTGTCTGCGGCAATGCCTATATAGTTTTCTGAGGTTAGGTTTGTGCTAGCGGGGCGCACTACAACAGCAGTTCCGTACTCAGAATTTCCACCGTCTCTGTAAGCTATGACAACCCTTTCGGCGTTAGCATCATAAGCGGCTCCGATCTTGTCAGAATCCGTGCTGTCAAATACTGCTGGTGAGTCAAAACTAATTGAAGTTCCGCTGACTGTTCCTGAAACGAAAGTGCCGTAGCTAGAATTTCCTGAGTCTTCATAAGCAATAAACACTTTTTGATTTTTTGAGTCATAAACGGCTGAGACAAAAGGGATGTCTGCACTTTCAAATACAGTGGCACTACCAAAAGTGATATCAGTCCCGCTTATCGTCCCAACAACAGCGGTCCCGTAATTAGAGTTTCCACCGTCTCTGTAGGCTACGACAGTTTTTTGAGCGTTAGAATCGTAAACGGCAGACATATACTGACTCGTTGCGCTTTCAAATACAGCCGCACTGCCAAAACTGATCGACGTCGAACTAACTGTTCCTACGATTGCGGTCCCGTAGTTAGAGTTGCCACCATCGCTGTAAAAAATGACTACTTTTTGGGCGCTGGCATCGTAAACAGCTTCAACATTATCAGTATTTGCGCTTTCAAATACAGCCGCACTACCAAAACTGATCGACGTCGAACTAACTGTTCCCACTATGGCGGTTCCGTAGTTGGAATTTCCAACGTCGCGAAAAGCTATGACCACTTTTTGAGCATTGGAATCGTAAGCCACTGAAGGAACGTCAGTATACGCACTTTCAAAAACTACGGGCGTTCCAAAACTTATAGAAGTGGAGCTGACTGTTCCTACAACAGCGGTTCCATACTGAGAATTTCCGCCGTCTCTATAGACTATAACCACTTTTTGAGCATTGGCATCATAGGCGGCTGACATCAAATAAGAATCGGCGCTTTCGAATACTGCGGCACTGCCAAAACTAATTGAGTTATCACTCGGGTCTACTGTGCCAACAATCGCGGTTCCGTAATCAGAATTTCCCCTGTCTCTGTAAGCTATCACGACCTTTTGAGCGTTAGAGTCGTAAACAACAAAGTTATCAGCGACTTCAGCATTTTCAAAAACGGCAGGTGTGCCAACTGCCGCCGCCGCTGTAGCGACTTGAGCTACATCCCCATCAGCTTCAACAATGACAGGCTTTCCAGCCGTGATTGCACCTTCAGCCGTAGCGGTGTAGTAAGCATCAATGATGTTTGGGTCTTTGCCCAGAAACTTCATGGCTCAGACCTAGCTGATTTCTTCGTAGCTTACGAAAACCTTCAAGTCATTTGCGGCGCTGGCGGTCGCACCGATACTTTTATCCTCTTCCAGATAAAACGCCGTGTTCTTGTCGAAGGCTACCAACGTTGAATCCTGCGGCACAGATACTGTTTTCAGCAGTTCCGTAGCTGTCCCGCCGATATCGTCTTGGGAGTAATAGGCCAGAGTGATATCCGCGGCGACTGAGCCATCTACATTAGCGACCAGAATCGAATTGATCTTGAAGACCTTACCGCTGCTAGCGGCGTTTGACACCACTGCGGTTGCAGAGGTTGAGCTTAAATCAACAACGGCGCTTTTGCCCGTGATGGTAGCGACGTTGACAATGTTTGGTGCGGCCATGAGTTATCTCCTATCCAAATACAATAGCCATCGCAATGGCTTTGCCCGTGCTTGCGAAACTGCTGCTAAAACTCAACTTGCCTGCGGTTGTAGAAACCAGCGCCTCGCCGTTGCTGGCGGCAACTGCGTCGGGCAGCTCAAGAGTGTAAGTTGCTGATGCGCTATGGGGTGGACCTTTGAGCGTTACCCCGTGACTATTCGACTCACAATTAAAACGAATCGTGCCGGCATTCGTGTTGCCATAAAGCTCTGTGAACCCGGTCCCATTCGGGAATAGCTGAATGTTTCCATTGGTGTCCGTACTTTTGACGGCGTTAGCATCAACCTGGATGTTATCGACGTCGAGCTCATTTGCCGTGATTTGTCCGGCTGATCCGTAAATGACCGCCTTTGAGTTCACTACTGTGTCTTCCGTAGACCCATCCACTAGGTTCAGCTCCGCGGCAGTAGAGGTCACGTTGGTCCCGCCGATCGCTAAGGTCGCCGTGTTGATCTTAGTCGTGGACAGCGCGGTGTTGGCATCAACCACTGCGGCGCCTGAGCCTGCGCCATCGAGATAGACAATCGCTGCCTCGCCGTTGGCAATTGTGACATTCGCGCCGCTGCCCTGGCTCACTTGTATTGACTGTGACCCAGAGGTGGCGTTCTCAATGTACATCACACGGGAAAGCGTGTTGGGTGCAATGGTCAGCACCCGGGTCGTGCTGAGACTGCCACTTGAGGTGACCTTGAAATACATGGCCCTTGCTGGGTCCGTGGACCCGTCCGCCACTGTGGTGGTGACATCTGCATCGGATGAAAAAGCGGCTTGCGTGCCGAAGCCCAGCGCCTCCCCAATAAATTCCAAGTTTGAATTGGTTGTGGTGCCCCAGGTGCCCGCGCCTTCCCCGGTGGCGAGCTCTGTCAGGCGAAGATTATTGACATAGGTTGCCATAATGAATCCTCATCATCGTTCTATGGGAGTGTAATTAGCAGTCTGTGAAGTATCAATGGGAAAGTACAGAAACAGCCGGGCAGCGCTCGCCGTCATGCTTACCCCTGTAGGATTCACGTTGGTGCCGATATTCGCCACAATCGTCCCTGCCGCGGAGGTGATCGCCACCCCGGTGGGCGTCGCCTGGTTCGAGACAAGCTGAGTAATTTGACCGATGCCACTTGTAATCTGGACGCCCGTAACTGCAATGGTCTCGGGGCCGTTCCAGGCGCCGGAGCCCCAGGTTCCTCTACCCCAACCTTGAATTGATGACATACCGAGCCGCACTAATCCCTTGACGGGATTACTTTACTTGGATTTGACTTGTTCCGCCAATCCTTGGTATTTGCGGCCCTTCAAGATTTTATCGATCTGGCGATAGTGCCAGGTTTTTTCTGTCTGCAGCGAGTTCAGCTGATCGGCAATCCGGCGAGAGCTCAGTTTGCGCTTTGCCATCTTGTGTATTAAGCCGATCCACTCCTGCTCCCGGTCCACCGGCTCTAGCTTCCATCGCCTGCGGGATCCATCGTACACCGCTACCTTGCGGAAGCCGTAAGGCACCCCGCCTCCGAGCCAGCCTCCCTCGAGGGCCCAATCGATCTTTTTACCCTCCGCCTGGTCCCACCGGCGCGCGTGCTCGAGCCGCTGCGCCGCGGCAAGTGTGGCGATCACCGCTTCCTGATACGTTTCATGCTCTGGGCCCCCGCCGACCAAGGGCACGTCCCCAAACTCCTCACAGAAAAACAGCGTGCACTCAGTCTCCTTAAGCACGTCAAATAACGCCAAAAGGTCTTTGAGAGATCTGGCGAGGCGGTCGAGCCGAGTGCAAATGATGACATCCCCCCGCTCCATGACGTCGGTGAGATCTTTTCCCCGGGGCCTTTCAATCAAGTCTTTATGCCCGTTAAGGCAATCATCGGAGAAAAATTCTGAGACCGGCAGCTGGAAGGCGTTCATCGAGAACACTTTGATTGTGTGCTCTTGATAAGAGATTGACAGATGTTTCTTTTCAGACTCGCGCGGGGACATACGGCAATAGCCGTATATCCTGTGTATCCGCGCGCTTTCCTTAGCCCGGCGCCTAGTCATTTTATTGCCTGGGGGTAGTCCTTGATCATCTCTTCGTAGATCCTGCGCCAGTTAATGTCTAGTGGGCGCTCGTCAGTTGCCCGGTCTGCATATAAAACGTAGCCACTCGGATGCACAATTTCCACTGCTCTGTAATTTTTTGGCATTCCGAGATATCGCAGATCCAAGCCATAAAACAAGCAACGCCGGCGGACTTTGTTGTACCAACGCTTTTTAGCTGCTGCGCTCATCGCACTTTTCCTAATTCAAAAAAACGCATGATGCCTAAAACATGCATGGTATGCAACTATATATTATTTTGTGCAAACTGTTGCACAACGACACGGGAGTTCATATACTCCGGTTTGAGTCGTAATACTTTAACGCTAGGGAGAAGGATATGGACCGTTCAAGAGTTATTGAAAAAGTTGCCAAGCTTTTAGCGATGGCGAAGCATTCTGCGAGTAATGAGCAAGAGGCCGCTACTGCTCTCCGTCAGGCAGAGGCGATGATGCGGAAGCACGACGTCCGTATGGCAGAGCTCAACGCCCACAAAGCGCAGAGCGAGGACGATCTGCTTCGCGCCGAAACTGAGGAGTCCCGTAACTCATCATGGGTCTGGAATCTCGCGTGGGCCACCGCCTACATGACGGAGACAATGCCCACTAGAAGCGGAAAAATCATCACCTTTTGCGGCGCCGCAGAGGACACTGAGGTTGCGCTGATGTACTTCGATTACCTTGTGTCCGTTGTTGAGCGACTAGCGAAACAATTTAAGGGTACTCGCACTCAGCGCAACGCCTTCAAGATGGGTTGCGTTCACGGGATCTTGCTGAACGCGCGCAAAATAAAGGCTGAGCGGGAAGAGGCCTTCAAGGCCGCTTCAAGCGGCAAAGATCTGGTCGTTATGAAGCGCGACCTCATCTGCAAGAAATTCAATCTGAGCTATGGCGCAGGACGCACTCAATATATAAGTGACGATGGCGCGTATGCTGCCGGCCGACACGCAGGCTCTCAGGTTTCGCTCAACCGCCAGGTTGGGGCCACTAAGCGAAAGGGAGTAAAAGGATAATGAGCAACACTGAGTATTTGCAATCTTTAGCCGACACGCTCTCAGAAGATGATTTGGTCGAACTGCTGAACATGGTTTCAGACAAACTTTTTATATTCGTGGAGCGCCATCAGCCGCGCTTGGTAGAGGTTGACTTTGCTTGCAGAAACGGAGACAGCGTTCAAATAAACATATTAGAGCGAGCCGAAGAGGAGCGAATTACTTTGCCCACAGAGGGTGAGCCGTATGTCTGACATGAATCCGTATGAAGTTTTGGTAAGGGCCTTGACTCTGGCGGTAGAGGCGCCAGATGAAGAGAGGGCCCTACGGGCCACTGCACTCGCAGAGGCGCTGATTGCTGACTTTGGCATTTCTGAGTTCGAGGTGCGCCGGGCACAGCGGGAGGTAGAGCGTAATGGATAAGCCGGTTATTGAAAAAGGGATACCGATGCCCCCAGAGGGTGGAAGTCAGCGGAGCAAGTATTACTGGTTGGCTGAAATGGAAGTTGGTGATTCTTTCACCTGCGGCCAGAAAGATTGTGCCAACGTCAGACAGGCTGGCTATTCAAAGAGCCTTCAACTGCCTGAGGGCTTCCAGCTTTCGTATCAGAAAATTGACGATGGCCTTTACAGGGTTTGGAGGGTGGCGTGATGCCGATACGAAGAACAGAATACACCTTGCAGCGATGCCGAGAGTGCCAAGGGGGTAAGTTCGATCAACCCGTCGAGTTATCGGTCACCACTTTTCATATTCCGCAAGAAATACATCAGCAGCTCACTCCGACACCGCCTGGCGACACGGAGTCCCGGCATTGTTGGATCGCTAACAAGGAAAACGCACTCAAAGCCAAAGCGCGCATGGAAACATTGCTGCGCGAATTGTCTG